TTGTCAGAGTCCAGTATTTCCATTTTTTGTTTTAATTCGTTACCATTCTTGACAATCTGAAATGGGTCAACAGTGTAGCCACTTCTATCAATAACCAACTGGCAACGGCTGTCGTAAAACATAAGCACATTGTTCATAACGCATTCATAAAAGCGGTTAGCCATAAATGCATAATTAGAATGAGTGTGTTCGTCTTCAAAATAAATCGAATATTTGTAGTCTTTGAGCCTTAAACCTACTGGCTCAAAAAGGTCGGATTCCTTTTCTGTCCACATAATCTTTTCAATAAACCTAGCCTGTATGCCTGCGTCTTTGTATTTAACGTGATTTTTGGTAGAAGAACTCAAAACCATATTGACATTGTTGTAGTCCATCATGTCTTTGATACGATGCTTGCGAAAAGTCCCGTAATAAATAACATCTTCTTTTGGCGTGTCAACAGTATTGCAAACTAATTGTTCGTCAAAAACAAGTGTGTTTAAATTAACTGTGTGCCAGTTTTGTATCCAATCGTTAAGAGTTAAGCCGTTCATCTTTTTGCGGAGAATCCAACCTCGGTAGCCCTCTCTTGGGTTGTTGCATATCATGTGATACGGCTTGTTGCTTTCTAAAAGCCATTTCCGCAAAAGAATGTTATCTTCCATATCGTGGTCGTTTACCAGCCAATACATATCTGCATTTGTGTTCTTTTGTAGGATTTCTAAATATTTGTTGTATTTCATATAAGGAGAGGAATATGCGCAAATGATTCTGTCGTAATCGTTTTCTAAAACTTTGGATACTTCTGATTCATGGCTTACAAAATCACAACCAAGATAGTCACGCAGAATTAAAGAGTTCTTAACATGAACGATAGAAGTAACTGTGTCAGCAGTCATTCGCTTTTCACAAGATTCAATTATTAAGGTTTTCATCAAAACACCTCGTCATCTTGCCAGTGCTGGACTGGTGGATGCTTAAATGTTGCTACTGAAATATCCCGCTGGGTGGCTGGCTTTTTGTCTGACCATTGGTGCATTGAACATTTTGGGGCTTCAATCTTTACCGACCAAGGGTTTTGACAACCAGCCACAGAGCATTTGAGTTTTTCTAATTCGTCCACTTTGACCTCAATTCTGCAAGTTTGCGTTTGGCTTCTGCAACCACTTCAGGGTCAACAGGCTTGGGGTTGTAAGTGATCTGCTGTTCATCCCGCGGGATAGCTGGGCCTGCATTGCAGAATTCCCTAAACTTAATGGCGCTTGGCACAAATTCACCATTTAGTCGATCAATGGCGTAGTCCAAACTAGGTTGGTATGTCAAAAATTTACCAAGCTGGTGTTTCCATTCTTGCCGAATTAAGTTGGGATCAATGCCATCCCAATGTCTAGCAAATGCAGCGCCGTAAATTGCACTCATTCGAGCAAAAACATAATCTAACCCATCATCAGAGTTCAATTCAGTTTTCAATAAATTTGACATTGTTGCCACCCCCCATTAGTCCGCGAGTTAAGCCCGACATAACCGCCTGATTCATCTGCCCAGTTTTGGTTAAGTTTTGTTTTTCAGCAACCCATTCAGCTTTAAATCCACGCCAGCCCCTTGCGGCACATTCAGCCAATGCTTGTTCAAGTGTCCAGCCTGCTTTGTTAGCTTCGCGTTGAATTGACTTAATCACAGTTTCAGTGATTACTGCCCTGCTTGCTTTTCGTTGGGCAACAAATGAATCCCAAACTTCAATTGATACGCCGTTAGGCGCTTGTATTCTTATTGGTTTATCGTTATTAGTTATTGGTTTATCGTTTATAGTTGCCTTAGCGATGGGTTGCGAGTCGGTAGCCACTGGGTTCTTTTTGCGTCCACCAAGGCGACCATTAGCCCTGTTTTTCTCAGCCATTGCGTGATATTGGTCAATGATTAATTCGCATCTGGCATGATGCCAGCCTGTTTCAGTTAGCTTAAACATATCCTGTAAGACAACCTTGACCACCTTGGTATCCAACCGCAAGCGCTTGGCAACCCACTGGGTGTCCAATGGGATTTGATTTTCAGTGTCGTAATACATATCCAAAAGTCGGCGATAAGCCAAATCTTCATTATTGGATAAATGTGCGGTGGCGGCTCGGTAATCGCCAATATTAAATTGGTAATAATGCATTTTCAGACCTCAACAAGACCCTAAAAGAAACCTCGGCAGGAGGGGTCTGTTCTCTTTTCAGCAAGGGGATCAATCCTTGCCTAGCCGTGTTTCAAACAATGTTAAACCACAAACCATTCAGGGCGCAAGTCTTTTAGCTGTCGCAACCTCAATTCAGGGATTTTTTCTTTCCATTGGCACACCGCTGGCTTGGAAACACCTAATATTTTGGCAAGTTCACTCTGTGACCCTGCGAGTTTGGTAAGTTCTTGTTTTGTCATTGCTTAATTGTAAGGTAGATTAACAAAATAGCAACATTAGGGAAAACACCTAGAAAATAATTGCAAATAGTTGTTGACTTGCAGTTAAGTTTGCTTAACAATACACCTATTCCCTAGCAATTTGCATGGGGTCTTTAAGGAAAAATTATGGAATTTAAGCGCAATGATGGTGGTAGACAAGCCGCTGGTTTTAAAGGTACAGCCGCCAGAGGCAACAGCATGAACTGGCAACGCGATACCCAAACCAACGAGCATTATTTGCCCGTTTATGGCGGCTTGTCATGGAAGGTCTACAAGACCTTTGCAAAAGACTATGCCCTGACCTTGCATCACGAGAACATAGGCCACGGCGAAGATGTCGAGTTCTTTGAAACACTTGCGAAGGCAAAACGCGAAGCAGAACGTAGAAGGAAGACAGCATGAACACCGACCACATCGTTCACAACAGCAACACCCAGCGCATGGAGTGCCAACACTGGGCAAAACAATAAACCAACATTAGGGAAAGTCCCTATAAAAAAGACTTGACCTGTGGTTAAGTTTGCTTAACAATACATTCATTCCCCAGCACAACGCATAGGGTCTTTAAGGAAATCAAATGAGCATCAAAGTTGAATACATTCAAACACTAAAAATGTGGCGGGCAGAATACCGCGACGAAATTGGCACTTTAGGACTTGGTTTTACATCAAAGAAACGTGAAGATGCCATCTTTGCTTTGGGTCTATCAATGGGCCGCAATCCTGAAAAATTTAGCCGCCCATTAAGTGACTACCTTGACAAGCCTATGTCATGCCATCGCTTAAGCGATTATTTAAGCAAACCTTAATCAACCCAAGGGGCGCAAGCCCCATCTTTCAGCTTTAAAGGAGAATTGAAGATGTTGGCTCAAATGCCATTAATTGATTTGCATATCATGTCTGAAAATGATGAATTACCAAATAATGTTGGATTCAAAATTGTTGGTGGACGTACTATTTATAAATACATTGGATGGATGTGGAGACAATCTGATAAACAGATTTATCTTAATAAACATGATTTGTTTGCAGACAATGAAGAACGATATAGACGCTACTTGTCTGATGATACTTTGATTGAAATTGTTCCATTCCAAAATTTAAATAATGCACCATCATTTAATTACAACGCACCTTATAACGCTGAGTTCTTAGGCGCACAACCCGCCCATGTTGGTCAAGACTATTAAAGGAACAAACATGAAACACATTGAAACGCTACCTTACAACGATGCCCGAATCATGGTCGATACAGGCCTTGAACATTTGGCAATTGAATACGCTGACTTAGGTTCAACAGTTGACTGCTACTTTTGCCCTGTAAGCGGCAACTTGTGGCATTGCTATCTGGGCAAACATGACCTTTACAACGTGCTTGCGCCAGCAGTCATTGCTGAACTTGAACGCGAATTTGCCCCTCTCAGCCACTATGAAAGACACGACTATGTTTGATATTGAACACTACAAAAAACCCCGTGATTGGGCGCAAATTGCCCTCTGGGTTGTTTCTATTGCCGCCATTGTGGTGGTTTTGCTTGACTTGTTTATTTGGAGACCTTGAATGAAATACGCACTTTTACTTTTGGCTTTGGTTGGATGTGCCAGCCAAGCCCCAGCACCCGTAGAAACACGGGAAACCACGCAAGAGTTGGTCATGGACAAAACGATTCAATCAATGGGTCGTAATGAAGTGATTGATGGAATCAAACAGTGCGAAACCGCAGGGCTTCGTGCAATTCCAATTTATGCAAAACGCAAGATAAACGGACACTCAGCTGAAACAGTTGTGGATGTTACTTGTGGCCCACGGTACAGATAAACAGGAGACAACATGGAAACACCAATCGGAAAAAACATTGCCGCAGCATTTGTCAAAGCACAGCGAGCCTTTGGCCCTGCGCTAAAAACCTCAACAAACCCGCATTTTCGTAGCAAATATGCTGACCTATCAAACTGCATTGAGGCTGTCATTGACGCCTTAAATGCCAATGGCATCGGTCTCATGCAGCGCACTTATGAATGCAAAGATGGTGTTTTGCTAGAAACCGTTTTTGTGCATGAATCAGGTGAAGTCATGGAATGCGGAATGCTTCATGTGCCTGCTACTAAACAAGATGCAATGGGCTTTGGCTCGGCGTTGACTTATGCGCGAAGGTATTCGATTTTGGCAGCCACTGGCCTCGCACCTGAAGATGATGACGGTGTTGCTGCCAGCCGCCGCACCGAGATCAAGTCCACAGTAGATGAGCACAAGATTGCTGACTTGTTGGCTGCAATGGATGAAGTCACCACACTCAAAGAACTTCAGGAAACCTACAAAGCTGCCTACAAAGCGACAAATGGCGAACAAGCATGGCAGACCAAAGTCATCGCCAAAAAAGATGCTAAAAAATCTCAACTGGAGGGTGCATGAAACCCGAAATATCACTTGAGACTTTGGTAATGGCAAAACAAGCCATTGATGAATTATTGAAATTTCATTTAGATTCAGCCTGTAAAGATGAGGCCGTATTTAACATAACTTCTGATATGAGAAAACGTGCTTATAAAGCCTCAAGTGAAATTTATTTGGCAACTTTCATTCTTTTAAAACAAACAACTTTGGAGGTTACAAATGGAACAGGGAACGGTTGAATGGTTTGCCGCCAGATGCGGCAAGGTCACCGCCAGTAGGGTGGCAGACATCATCGCCAAGACCAAAACTGGTTTCAGTACCAGCAGAGATAATTACATGGCGCAACTTGTCTGTGAACGGATGACAGGCAAGCCAGCAGAGTCATTCAGCAACTCAGCAATGCAATGGGGTACAGATACTGAACCATTTGCCCGGGCCGCTTACGAGGCCAAGGTGGACATTTTGGTATCTGAGGTAGGGTTCATTACCCACCCACGCATTGAGATGTCTGGTGCGTCTCCTGATGGCTTGGCGGGTGATGGTTTGGTGGAAATCAAATGCCCCAACACAGCCACCCACATTGCAACTTTGCTTGATCAAAAAGTGCCTGAAAAGTACATCACTCAAATGATGTGGCAAATGGCTTGCACAGAACGCCCATGGTGCGACTTTGTATCCTTTGACCCACGGATGCCGGAAAAATACCAACTATTCATCA